TGGCTCCGGTCACGCCTGTAGCTCCGGTTACACCAGTCGCACCAGTGACGCCCGTAGGGCCAGTGGAGCCGGTAGCCCCAGTCGCACCAGTAGCGCCAGTTGGGCCTGTGACACTGACTCCAGTTGCACCGGTAACACCGGTAGCGCCCGTAGGGCCAGTCGCGCCAGCGGGGCCAGGTGCGCCGTTCAGATTGATGTTCCAACTGGAATAGGTGCCAGATCCACCCAACGAGGTGACGCTAACGGTCAGGGCTCCGCTTCCAGATGTGTACGAAACGACCCCACCAACCATGTAATTGGACGCATCGTAGGCCATGATCAGCTGCATGCCGACCGTGTAGGAGAGGCCAGTTCCGACCGTCAGGCTCTTGCTGCCAAGCCCGATCGTCAGGGTATCACTGCTTGCGGTGGCATACTGGGCACCGTTGGTTCCAGAAACGCCAGTCGGACCAGTCGGACCAGTTGAACCCGTTACGCCAGTTGCGCCGGTCGAACCTGTACCGCCGGTTGCACCTGTGATGCTCGCGCCGGTCGCGCCAGTGGATCCAGTAGCGCCCGTGACACCAGTCGATCCAGTAGGTCCGGTGGCACCGGTTGATCCCGTCGAGCCAGTGGCACCAGTCGAGCCAGTCGCACCCTGGGGACCGACAGAACCCGTAGGTCCAATGGGGCCGCTAGGGAACGGAACCTGGCTAAAGGCAGCCTTCTTGTTGACGCCACCCTGCAGGACAGGAATGAACTCGTTTCCGGTAAGTTGGCCTACAACTGTCGGAAAATCTGAGATTTTAATGTCCGACACGGCCTACTCCTGAATCATTCGACCATAAAGGTTGATCGTCCAGCTTGAATAGATTCCAGACCCTACTACGTCGGTGACTGTGACCGTCAACGCGCCAGTGGATGGAACATAATTCACCACGGTTCCGACCATATAATTGGTCGCATCATAACCGATCAGCACCGTTGAGGGAATGTTGACCGCCAGGCCAATATCAATCGTCAGATACTGGGTGCCAGTCTCGATCGTGAGGGTATCAACGCTCTGAGCATTTTCCTGGGCGATGATCTGGACGTTGTCCTCATCAAGGATGTACCAAGTCGGATTATAGTCAGGGCGAGGATTGCGCAGAGGCACCGGGTCGGGACGCAGAAGCTGCCGGCGGTAGTACGGCTGTGGGACATCGTCGCACGACGCGCAGACGTACAGTCCTAGGCCCACCGGAACCGATCCGCCGCGATAATCCTTCTTTTCCCGAAGATGCTTGTGCTGCACGAGGAAACCGCATCCGTCGCAGATCGCAATGCCAAAGGGATTCTTGGCATCGAACTTAGGCTGCGTTCGAAATTTGCGGCCGCGACCGAATGCGTACTGCATCAGTAGCTGGCCCAGCTATCGATCGTGATCCGCAGAGGGACGCGCTCCCGATCTTCAGCGGCAGCCGTGTCATAGGTCTTGGTGGCGTAGTTCTCGAGGACCGGCAGGCGCTCAGGGGCGAACTTCACAGCCAGCTTAGCGGCGAGGCCAGCAGCAATCGCTTCCATCCAGCGGTTTGGCGCATCCAGGCTATCGGTGAACGACCCGGCGTCCTGCTGGATCTTCATCCGGTAATAGTACAGCGTCACGCTATTATCCTGCGGCACAGGCCAGATGAAGAGCGACGGCGTGATCGTCCGTTGGAAATAGAACTGCGTAGGCCGGTTCGCCTCCTGATCCTTGTTTGGGATCGCGGCGTATTCAGATCGGCTGATCGGAGAGATCACCAGGTCGGTGTTGATGCCGCCAGACGTGGTCCGCGTGTAGGACTGCAAGATGTAGACCGTCTCAACGTCAAGGACGTATGACGTTGTGCCAGCAATCAGCGGCAGCGCGACAAGGTCCACTTCCCACAGGTTCGGGCCATTGTTTGACCAGTCCGAGAACAGGAAATTCAGAGAGCGGCGGGCGCTATCGATGTCGTTGGAGGATAGGGACGCAGGGTTCCGGCCGATGCGCTCAAACGCTTCGGTAATAACATCAATCTGCTGGATGTCGCCGAAGGCGTAGGTGCCGCTGGTCGTCATTTCTGAACCACATTAACCGTAGGTTTTGATCATTTCTAGCGTGATCGTATAGGTATCACCGGCCGAGGCATCAGCTGTTGAGAACTGGATAGAACCCGTGATGCCTGTCCCGGCGTTGTTCCAAAACCCACCGAAGCCGGTGAGGTCCATAGAGTAGTTGGTGTTTTGCGGGACCAACGTAATGAAAACGTCGGTTGTGGCGTCCCAGTACATGAGGACTTCCATGCCGTGAGTGGTGGCATGGATCTTCGTGATGGTCACGCGCGTGCAAGGCTTACCAACATTGTTGGGATTCAAGGCTGAAGGGTCAACCTTCGTGACTTTGGTTTCCCCGGTGCCATCGGAGATGTTCGTGAACTTCATGACGGCCTTTTGCATGCCGTCAAAAAGCGTCTGAGAGGCGACAGCATCAGCCATTATTTAAATCCCTTTAGGGTTTCAGCGAGGCGAGCCCGCTTACCAATGATACCAGGCTTCTTTGCCGCAGCAGCCAGCTTCATGAAGGGGATGGGCTTGCCAGCCTTGGCGCCCAGAGCCTTGCGCAGAGAGCCTTTGGCTTCCGGCTTCATTGCGTTTTTAATCCAATTTTTCATTTCTTCCCCTTCTTCGAGGCCATCATATTATCGATAAGGTTCGGGTATGGACGCCCAGATTTTTTCGCGGAGGCTTTTGCCGATGCCTTCTGCGGAGCGCTCAAGGGAGTTGATTTTTTTTTCGGACCTGGCATTGCCCAGACTGGCTTTTTCATCTCAGCACTTCCATGCGCGAAGGGATTTATTAATCCGGCTGTCAGGGTCGTTGGCCGTCTTTTCGCTGGTCAGCTTCTTCTTCATACCCTTCATACGGGCGCAAAAGCTGTCACGGCGAGATCCACCTTCAGGCTGCGGGCGCTTCAAGTTACTGCCAGTCGCGGCATTATAAGCACTACGGCCCTTCTCACTCAGGCCCCCCTTCGGGTTCTTGTGTTCAGCCTTGAACTGAAAGTCCTTCTTTGCCCGCATGATTGATCTCCTAAAATGGGACGGCCGTTAAGCCGCCCCACTCATTAGGCTTGAGTCACGCCGTACAGGCCAGCTTTGGTGTCCGCGTTGGCCACGTAGATCCATAGCGTCAGGATCTTGGCACCATCGGAAGCACTTGGAACCGCGTAAGTCCCGCGAACGTCGCCAGTGGCGGTCGTTGCTGGGCTCGTGGTAACAGCAGCCACAAAGGTACCTGTGGTTACAAAGGCGCCATTGTAGGCGGTAAGCACGGAGTTCCGGGTCGTCGCCACATAGGGAATGCCGAAGACATCACCAGTGCCAACAGAAGCGTTGCCGACCAGAGCTGCAGAGATTGCAACCCGAGTGACGGTTTTGAACGACTTCAGGCCAGACACGGTAGCAGCGCCGCCGAACGTGATAAGTTCCGACATTGAGATACCGTAGGTGTCCGTTCCATAGACAGTCGCCGTCTCGACCGTGTCACTAGCACTGCTGCTGGTGATACGAACAATGCGGGGAACGTCCAGGGTCGCAACGCCGCCGGTCGCCAACGTGCCGGTGATGGTCAGGTTACCCGCACCAGCAACGGCTTGAGCCGTAGAAATGTTGTTCGTGGCCATAGTGGCCGGAACGATGCTGTAGACGTAGATCGGCGAGGTCGCCGCGCCCGGAAGGGACGCCGTCCCGTTGTTGTCGAAGTTCGCACCAACCCGGACGCCGTCAGAGAAGTGAGTCATTGTTTTTCTCCACTAGCAAGGGGGCGACCGAAGCCGCCCCCGCCCAGGTTACGAAGCGCCTTGCGAGCCCCACGCGGCGCGGAAGTTCGAAACACCGAAGGAGTAACGCTCAATGGCCTTGGCCTTGAGGTTGTCGGTGTCGAAATCCGTGTACACGTCGGTTTCGAGGGCTTCACGTTCGTAGTACTTCAGGCCGTTCGGCGCGTCCGACAGCAGGAACCACGAGTTCGTATCCGTGAGGAACATGTTCACGCGATAGCCCTGCGGAACCGCAGAGTTGTTGTAGATCGCGTTGATGTCATTGTTCGCCGTAGAGGTACGGAACTGAGATTCCAGCAGGCGGGTGGCCGTCCACTGCAGTTCAGCGGGAACGATCAGCTTGGTCGGCTTCGTCATGATGCGAAGGCCGGCGGCGTCACGGTAACGCTGAGTGCCAACGATGGCGTCCTGAAGCGACGTTTCGTTAAGGTCAGCTTGCACCGTGAAGGTGTTCGCAACCGTACCGTTGTCGATCGGGTGAGCCGTCGAGAAGAACGGCTGGCCATCACCGATGGGGAAGTTGGACGAGAAGCCATTGTTCATGACCGAAGCGCCGAGGACTTCCTTGGTCTGAGCCATCGACTGCCGCAGAGCCTTGGCCTGCAGCGGGAACGA